CGATACAACAAGCAGGGTGGTCCCGACAAGATCTTCACCGACGAAGGCTGGAAACGCCTATATGTTCGAGCAGACTACCCCTCGGATGATGATACGGTCTGGTACATTGCTCCTGATGATATTGATGAGGACGGCCAGAAAGAGATGGTCGTTGCCGAATCAGAGATGTCAGGTATTCCCGGTAAAGAGGTGGCAGATAAGTGTCCGAAGTGCGGAAAGCTTGAAACTGAATTCAAAAGCAAATCCGGTTTCGTCAACCACATAAGGTTTTGCAAGAAGGGCGAATGATGGACGATAACGTACCGACAATAAATCACCAGCAAATAGAGCTTATACCACCGGAGGGGCATGAAAACGTAGGCTACACTGTTTTCGACATCCTTGTCGAGATCCTTGAGGACAAAAACGAGCTGGGGCTTCCGGAAAAGTGGAATCGAGCATCAGAGCTCACGCGAAACAAGCACTGGAAGCAAAAAGCCGGAAAACCCGGGCTTGTCACTGCCAACCTGCTTTTCAGCCACCGCCAGCGAACCGTCAACATGCTGACCGACAACAACCCGACGTTCAATGTTACAAAGCTCGGGTCTGCTGATGGAAAAGAAGACTCTTATGACGCAATTCTAAGAACTAGTGAACACTGGTGGAGAGACCAGGAGCAGCAAGACATTCTTGAGATATCTGTCGGTAATGCTGAGGAGCAAGGTGCTGTTGTCGAAAAATGCTCTTTCAACAACGACATAGAGTTGTTTGGTGAGGTAGAAACAGAGACCGTTCCTCTGTTCAACTTCGGATTATACCCTGTCAAGTGTACCAATGTTCGCAAAGCAGAGGCCGCACTCCATTACCACCCTATGTCTTTAAGGGCTGCAAGAAGGAAGTGGCCTGAAATGGCAGAGCACATTGTCGCCGACAGTGAGATCCTGAAAGAGATAGGGGATCTTAGGCGTGAGATATCCGCGAGCGCATCCGGAAAGGACAAAGGTTATCTGTCAACATTCGTTTCTGCCATCAAAAACATTGTTAACTCTGCCGGAGACGGAGGCGAGGAGGGTGACGAAGTTCTGGTTGTTGAGGCATGGGTAAAGGATTACACAAAGGTTCCGGGACCACCTAATCTCGACGCAAACGGAAATGTAGTTGAAGAAGTTATGGTTCCGAAATACACCGGCAACATCAGAAGGATTCAAACCTGTTGTGCCGGAAAGGTTGTTCTCAGCGACATGAGCAACCCATCAATAAATCCTAACCTCCCCATAGAAAAAGCGGTCAACTGTTACCTTTACGATAAATTTCCATTTTCTTTAACTCCAAGCATAAAAAACGATGTCAGCGCCTGGGGTATGTCGGACTACGAGCAGCTTGAGCAGCTGAACGTTGAGGTAAACAAGTCTCTTTCTCAGGTTACCATGATGAAGGATAAGGCCAGCCGGCTTAAAATCATCAACCCGAAGGACTCTGGAGTTCCGAATACCGCCTTTACCAACCGACCGGGAATCCTCCGTCCCGCAAACGCTATAGTCGCCAATGCGATCAGGTATATGGACCTTCCTAAAATACCGGGAGAACTTATTACGGTGATGGATATCTATAAGGATTTTTTCTACACCGTTTCAGGTTCTTTCGAGATAGAGCAGGCACAAAAGCAAGGCCATGAGGTTATCGCCTATAAGGCGATCGCTGCACTTCTCGAGCGCGCATCTACAATGCTCAAGGGTAAGATCCGAAACTATTCTAAGATGATCAGGGAGCGAGGAAGGATGTTCGTAAGCCTCGCACAGAACTGGTACACAGAGGACAGATGGATATCATACGAGGAGGATGGAACTGACCAGACAATGAAGATCGGTTCGTCTCTCCTTCTTGTTCCTGCAAAGCTAACGGTCGTGTCTGGTTCGACAATGCCCCGTGCGAAGATCCAGGAGCGCGAAGAAGCCATAGCGCTGTTCAAACTCGGTGCTATCGACGGAGAGGAGCTATTAAAGCGCCTTGAGTGGCCCGACAGAAAGAACCTTACCAAGAGATTGGCCATGGGCCCATTGGGAGATCTGCTTAAAAAGCTCGGCGCGCTGGGGGCGCCTCCGCAGTTCCTGCAGTACCTGAAGATGGTGGCTGATGCCGACATGAAGGAGATCGAAAAGGCACTCAAAACCGGCAAGATGCCCACCATACCGATGATGCTCCAGGCCATGATGACCGGAAAGGATTCGGCTGCCGAGATGGAGAACGCTCAAAAACAGATCGAACTTAACAAGCAACAGTCCGAAATAATGCTTAACATCGAAAGATCCAAGACCGAGAAGGTTAAGCAGATAGTTCAGATAGCAGGTATTCAGTTCGACGCCGAGACAGTCCAGCAGAACTGGACCAAGATAGACGCCATGATCACCGACAACAGAGAAAAACAGCTTCTTGGGGGGTTCAATGCCGGGGTGAAGGCTGCACAGGGAGTCAAATCCGATAAGGGCCCGTACAACGAAAGCGGTATGGGATCGAACAACAAGGTGTAGGGAGGCACCTTCATATGGATTCACTCGGAAGAATAAGCTCTGTTCTTATGTGTGATGCTGATTGCAAGCTAAGAAGCGGGGGGTTTTGCAACCTAAAAAGTGTTAAGGTTGGTAAGCATGGGGTGTGCGAATATTACACCCCAGAAAAAAAAGATGAAGGCGACTCCGTATTTCTTGCCGTAAACAATGGCGCCGTTGAAGGGTGGGAGCTCATTGAGGCAGACAGCCTTGAGGCTGCCATAGATCTTTTGAAGTCCGGGAGAAGCCACGGCCAAGAAGCAAAGATTGTGAAGGCTGTCGATATTTTTCCTGATTGTTCGAAGCAAGAATAAAGGCGTGAAAATGATTACGCTCCACAGATATTTAAAAACATGCAATCCTGTCAACGGTAAATATGCCGTTATGCCTATAGGCCTTATGGATCTTGAGGGTAATTTTGTGGCATTTAAAACAGCAAAATATAAACTGGTCGCTATTTTAGAATCAGCCTACCCTCAATTTAAAGTCTATGTTTATCGCCTTGATGGTAGAACCGTCGCTGGTGTTGAAGGTTTAAAAATAATTGAGTCTGATGATTTCCGTCGCGAATTTGGATATGGACGCAAGGAGGTCTCCATTGCCAATCTACGATCATGAATGCCCAAAATGCGGCAAGATATTCGAGGCCATCGCCGGAATTGAGGCCACCTCCGTTCCTTGCGAGTGCGGCGCTCAGGCCAGCCGGATCATATCGTGCGGACGATGCTATACCGGCAATGAAGATGCTGATTGGCTGAAGTCCGTCCTGGAGGTGGTCGACAAGGAAAACCCGAGCCCTGCCACCCAGGAATTCATCAAGAACCCGAACAGATCAAATTACAGGGCCTGGATGAAGTCAGAAGGTATCCGGCCGCTTGAAAATAACGAACCAATGAGGCCTCAAGCTCCCGATATGTCGAGGGTGAACAAAGAGGTTTGGCGTAAATTTCAGGAAAGGCACAGGATAGAGATATGAGAAAAATACAAATCAACGGGGATTTTCCCATCATCGAATCGGCAGTAGGGCGCGACCGGTTTCTTGCCCAGCAACATCTCAACAACACCGGGAGAGGATATTTCAGGGTAGTCGACACTCAGCGCAACGGCATGGGTATTGAGGCCACCGTGGATGGTGAAGTCCCCTCAACAGACAAGATCGTCCATGCCGCCGCTGCCGAGCGCCAGAAGCTTATCGACCAGATGATGGCCGACGATGACCTTTACGAAGAACCGGAGGTTCCGGCCGAAAAGTTCTCCAAGGCAAAGGATGAGGCCGCACCGAAACCCAAATCCAAGAAGAAGGCCGCCAAAAAGAAGTCCGGGGGTAAGGCAAAAGCCAAGTGATGGATGTTAAGGGTAAACTGAAAGATTTGGTTGACTTTATCCAGCGTGTTATTCTACAAAGAAAGACAGGCCGGATAGAGATCCATCTATCTCAAGGCGGCATAACCAGGGTGGACTTCAAGGAAAAGGTGATTTAATGATAGACAACCCTTGTGTTGCAATGAGCCCGGATTCGGAGAGCATATCTGTTGTTCCCTTGTGGGGTAAGGCTCCGACATTGCAACAGACACCGGCTAAGGGTAAGTGCGCCCCCCGCCCAATGCCCGACCAACGGGACGCCGGGGGCGGTTATAGCGGAGTCTAACGGGCTGCCGGGACAAGGGTTGTCTTCCATCAGGCTACCAAGAGGAGTAACATGATACTCGACCCGCACATAAGACAGGTTGTCAATGAAAGTGGCCGACGCGAGATTACAATCGACATGATCACCGAGGCTGAAAGACGGCGCGCCAATGGGGTGCCTGTTTTCTTTACATTCGCATCTCCGAGCGATTTTGTTTTGCAAGCTTTTGAGTATCTCAGGGAGATGGAAGAAGAAATTTATAAGTCGTTCGAAGTCAGTATGCGCGACATCGGATCAGGTCCGGCTCAGTTTGGACCTACCGAAGAATACCTCGTCCAAATTGAGGCCCAAAACAACCAGCTTAGAGAACGATGTTATGCGGTAGGATCTCTTGGCGGTGCAGTTGAGCCTGGATTAACTGAACAAATTTTCGGTTTCGATTTAGGGTTTTAGGATGGATGACTATCGAGACATGGAGAGGGCATATAAGGCAGAAGAAACAGAAAGCCTTTCCAATATTGGAAACAATGGAGTGACGGTTTTCTTTATGGTTTCGACGCCAAGCGAGTACATTTTTAATATATTAGGACATCTCAATGAGTTACATGAGATTACATCTTTCGGTGACCCAAGTTGGTTCACAATAAACAATGTTTTAGCAGAACAAGCACAGTGGGCGCCGCATCAAAAATTGTGGACAACGTTAATCGAAAAGGCAATATGATGTCTGATATTGAACAAATATTCAAAAACTACAAGACAATCGATAACATAGCAATATCAGCGTGGGTGCGTTCACACCTAAAAGGGCTTGAAAGTGATGATGACAGGATGAAGTTCTTAACGTCTCTCGGTGTGTGCCTTTTTTGCGGTAGCACATACTTGCCATGTCACTGTACAAGGTGTGATTAGAAAATAATATAGGGTCTTAACCCAACCTAACATAGGTCTTGGAAACCCGAATTGGAGATTAAATCTCTGGTTCGGGTTTTTTTATTGGTCGACGTAAGCCGGGATCGCATCCGGCACCAACCCAAACAAAAGGAATTTAAAGATGGCAGAGCAAGATCAGGAAGCGACGTTAAACGATCCCGGAACCCCGTCAGTTCCGATGGAGTCAGGCGAGTTTCTCAGCACTGCAGAGTTTGAGGCGCCAATCCAAAGTGCTGAACCCGAGGGCCCCGCGAAAGAGGGTGAAACCGCAACCAAAACTGACAGCGCTGAACCAGGCAAAAGCAAAGAGGATGGCGAAGGAACCCCGAAAGAGGACGAGCACGGAGACATTCCGTACAGTCGATTCAAGGAAAAGATCGACCAGCACAAGTCTGAGGTAGATCAACTCAGACAGGGTTTCGAGACCAAAATCGCCAACCTTGAGGGCCAACTTGAGATCATCAAGGCCACAAAGCCGTCGACAGAATCAAATGACGGCGCAAAACCTAATTACAAGAACATGGCCGCCATGTCGAAAGACCAGCTTCAGGATTGGTTCGATGACGATATGGTTGGATTCATGGGAAACCTCGCTGCACAAATCCAGCACGAAACGATGGAGACCTATCGGGCAGAGCACGCAAAGGTTCAGCAGACCCAGCAGCAGGAAGGCATGAAAGAGAAGTTCAACAAGAACCTGGAGGCATTCAAGGAGGATCACGAAGATTTCGAGCCGATGATCAAGGATGGTTCGCTAAAGAAATTCATTGATGAGAACCCGGGTCACAATGCCTTTTCTGCTTACCATGCACTGACCGAAGGAAAGCGCGAGGAGTCCGTCAAACAAAAAATAGAGGATGCCGTTAAGGAGGCAACCGAAAAACTCCGCAAGGAGTTTGAGCAAAACATTAAAGCCAAGCGCGATATCCGCAGCATAGACGCGGGACCGACACCGACAACGGTTAAAGACTCAGAGCTTTCCGACACCTCCAAGCGTGGTGGGCTTACGTCGGTACTCGCTGATCGATTAGCCGCGAGAAGGCGCAAGGCATCATAGGAGAAATTAAAAGATGACACTCACTTTTGATGAACTCGAATCAGTCACCAACGACTATTTCGCTGCAGACGGCGGCAAGGCGGTCGATCTGTACTTTTACACCTCTTTTCTGCTCAACTATCTGTTGAAACAGAAAAAAGGTATCATGGAACGCCCACCGGGAGGCGAGAAGTTCCGCATCCCGCTCGAGTACGACGGCCAGGAAGCAGGATTCTACGGCCGTGGAGACACCATCAGTTCGGATTTCCGCGACAACATCAACGCGGCCTACTTCGAGCCGAAGCATGCCTATGGTAACGCCACCATCCTGCGCATCGATGAGCTGAAAAACAATGGCGAGT